AATGCAGAATTTACGGCGCATCAACGCAAGATAGAATACACCATTCTTCCTTCAATGGAAAAGTCCTTTCTTTTGTACTTAAATTCTCTCCCGAACTATATGGGAAATGTATACATTAACACTACCAACTTTCCATCACACTTCATATCGCCTGACAACATCGACAAAATGAAACATATGCTCGAACCTATCCCTTCCCTAAAATCGACGGTCTTTCATTGCATGAACAAACATCAACTCATCCCAAAAACATACATCACCTATCACATTCGACTCGGAGACCATTTTTTGGAGAATCCTACGGACACACTGATTCACCAAACGATTGTTCAGGAGGTGTTGCAAAAAATGGTTCTACGCCCCAACGAGACGTATTTATTGATAACAGACACACCGGCATTGAAAAAAATAGTAATGACTTATTTCAAAGGAAAAGGAAACAACATTCGATGTCTCTTATTGGATATTGGCCATACCAGCAAAAATGAAGACACAATTGGCATCAAGAACACCTTGATTGAATTTTATGTAATGTCCTTCTCGAAAGCCATCATTAGTATGTCCATATATCCACATGGATCTGGGTTTAGTAAATGGTGTTCTGTAGTATACAATATACCTTATGTTTGTTATTTGTTATCTTCTTACACCTTTTAACATTTCAAACGCCGACATCATATTATATTTCTTTGTGAGGGAATATGAATCCGTCTTTTTGCAAGATGTCTTGGACTTCTTTTTGCATAATCTCTCCATCTATAATTTGAAGATGTTGGAAAGGTTTCATTTGTTCTTTAAAGGATGACACATCGAACATATTGTAAATATTCTGTAGCATTTCATAATTTGCAATGACCTGATGGTGATTTACACGCAGCCATTCATAAAAATCTTCATTATTAGTAGTCAGAGCTGCATTTTCATTGGACACAGCATTTGCTTGTTTGCATTTCCATTTGTAAAATTTTTTATAGTAGGAAATGGCCGTCTGGAAGGTGGTGGCATTGTTAATATCATAATCAGTGCCAGACAACACACAAATTTGACGCAACTCTTTTTGCGTGATGCCCAGCGCACTTAAAATGCCTTGAAGGTCATAACATTGAACTGTCTCTTCAAACAGATGAAAATACCTTAATACTCTCGGGCAGCCGTAGACAAACATATCCATGTCCTCGCTCAAACACGCCCATACCTTGTTTTCGAGGGAAAGCATTGCACACAATGAGTCCGCTTCCCCTGGCGCTTCGTAATATGTCGCACCATAATATCGAATCAAACTTTTAACAGTGTCAATATCTGACTTTTTTAATGTAATACTTTTTTTCTTTAATTCATGCATGGTGTGCATCAGTTGTTTGCGTTCGACGGCAGTTATGGTGTCACCCTTTTCTGTCAACATATCTTCTAACTTATGATACTGTTCTTCCGCCATCCATTTGGCGTGGTTGCGTTCGCGCAAGAGTTCTTTTTTTTCGTTTGGTGGTTTTCCATCAAACACAAAGACGGGAATAATATTGTTTGAACGAAAGAGAGATAGCATCAGATATACATTCTCAATGAGAGCATTGTTATACGCGAATTTATACATATAAATACTAATGTCGACGGCAATTTTTTTACCGGATAATTCGCTCAATTTGTATGTGCGAATTGCCGTCGACGCATTTTGTTTTAGAAATTTGTTTAAATGACGAATACCCATGGTGATGCATGTACATAATGCAATCTTGTACGATTCAATTTTATTTATTTTACATATAATTTTATACCTCTCATCCTAATTCACATACAGTCATTCGCATGTTATGAATTACTTCTTTTTTCATACTATGTTTCGTGTTGGAGGAATATACTGTGTACAGCAAATCTTGCATTTCGTCCACGGACTTTGTCATGGATTGCGTTTTGTAGTGTTGTTGAATGAAACGGCAAAAGGATTGCAGTGATTGCGGGGTTTTGTGGAAATGGAATATGGAAGTGGGATGTTGTGTGTCGCACCACGCTACAAATTTTGGATAGTTGTACAGCAAAATGGTTTTTAGGATGAAATAAGAGAAGACGTTGGTTTTTTCCTTGTATAAATTCTCTCTAAGAAATTTGGCCTCATTCTTTTTGGAATACAGGTCTTTGTAGTACAATCCCATGAATTGAAGTGTTTTTACCATCTGGAACAAACTGTGGGTTATTTCTTGGGTGAGATAAAATTCACTGTTTTCCAGAAACTCGGCCACATTTTCCTTCTTTTTCAATTTGAAGAAGCTACAGAACAAGACATTGAGGATGTTAGCCCAGAATTCGGTGTATGCTTCGTAGGGACGAAGGTCGGTTATGTTCACATCAAAAATAGATAAAATACATTGATTGACCGAGTCGCAGTTCATGTCCGAGAAATCGAGACCAAAGTTATGGAAGGTTTCGTGAATGAATACTTTGAACCATTCTTCTTTTCGAAAGATGACGATTTCGGAGATGACTGGACAGGTAGTTGTAAACGCAGTATTTACGTGAATGGCATCTAACACTTGTGTATTCGAAGTTGGCAATTGTTTTTGGAGAGAAGTTAAGTATATGTATATAGACAATGTTTTCACACATTTTTTGGACGCATGCATATGAACAATATATAGCCATGTGGCAATGCTCTTTATGTATCTATTGTATGTCTCCATGTCTTTCTCGATATTGGATTCTTCAACGATAAAATATACATTGACAGTTCGTTCAAAGAGAGAAAAAGAATAAATGATTTCCCCGACCGTGTTTTTCTCAATGTGTTCGTAAATTTGTTTTGGGAAATGCGATGCATTGAAGACGATTGGTTTGGTTATGTCAGTCGCGTTTTTTCTACGTTTTATTGTTGCATTAAATGTCATTGTTTCTACATATTTGTATGCCTGGTAAATGTCGTTGTATAAGTGTTTGAATAATTGGTCTGTCTTTTTCGTATGGCTGACATAATGTTCAGACGGTTGGTTCGAAAAAAAACGTATCAAATGTTGACTTTTTGCGGACAATTCCATTTATATTTAATTAGTATTTAAATTTATAAATGAAATTATAAATGAAAATAAATTTATTAACAAACAATTTCGAATTTTATGGATATACTATAATCATATTTTTTTCAATAGAATATCTAAATGTGTCAAACTAGTACAAGAATATTTAATGTGGGTGAATAACAACCAAATAATAATAGCAGGAAGTAACACTATTTTATTGTCGTCTATTGTAAATACTAATACTTCCAAATAAATTGAAACAATTATAGTTAACAGAGTTATAAATAAATGACGGATGAATTTGATGGTTAATACTCTTGGAATTTTGAAATAATCCATGACTGGAAATATGCATTGTTCGAAAAAAACGGGTTCATTGTTTGATTGATTATTATACGATTGTTGTAATACTATATCAATTGTATAGGATAAACTATATTCATATAAGGGTATTAACATAATTAACACACCAAATAAATGAAACCCTGTATAAATATTACAAATGATAATCAATCCAAGTGAATATGCATAACAATAAAAAATTTCGTAACAATAAGATTTTTTTTATTTTTTCTAACTTCATGCGTTCGTTGAATTCCACGTCGTTTGAATCATCATTATTTCGTTCCATGTCGTTGGAATCTTCATGTTTTATATTTGAATGTATACTTGAATATGTAGTCATTGGTTATAAAAAATAGAAATATGTGTTTAAATAGTTTTACTATGGTGTGGTTTTACATATCAATTAAATCCATAAATTTGAAAATGGTTTTGTTCGTCAAGCTCTTGTAGTCTTTAATCTTGCTGTTTGAAATAAGTCGAATGATTTCATTCACACTATGGCCTTGAATTGGTTGACATTCAACTGATCCATTGAACAATTCAGGTTTGTACATAATAACAATATTTTCGGCGATTTCTTCAACTTGAGCCTTATAATTATCGAGTGAAATGTACTCAAACACGGTTGAAACTAAATCTCGAATAATACCAACCATTTGTTTCTTGGATACAATGCCGTTGTTCATTAAATTCATGTAAAACATGGCCAACGATTTTCGTTTTTCATTGATTTTATTGATTTCACAGAACTTGTCATAGTTTTGTTCTGCGTCCACATATTCAATATTCTGGAAAGATTGAACAAACTCTCGCAAATTGTCTTCATAATACGTCTTCATAAAATCATATTTGTTCGAAAGGTCAGCGTACAATTCGGCATAATTTTTAGAGTAAAAGCGATTGGAAGACGCGATTGCAAACAAATTTTTGCCAATAAACGACAAATCAATATTGCTGGTCGTATCAATAAGCGTATCAATCGTGGCAACAATTTTATTACGAATGTCAATATAATTTTTATCCGTAATTTTATTAATATACGCACGAATAGTATCAAGTTCCTTTTCAATCCCAACCTTTGTTTCTAGTTGCGTAGTTTGAAAGGTTTGTAGCGACTCCCATTGTTCATCACTGGTAATTTCCATATTTCTATTTCTATTTTTCTTATTTTTGTGACCATTATTGTTTGTGCTTGCATTTGATGAGGTAGTACTTTGCAACTCATTTTTTTTAAACACAGGCGTTTTGTCATAAGAAGGTGAACCAACTTGTTGTGTCAAATGTTGGATAATTTGAATAGTTTCGTCTGGAAGGGAGTAGTCAAATCCATTTGCGGTAATGTTTTCAAAATCAGTTAAATGGTATATTAATTTGGTCGACATAATGGGTGTTCTACTAAAAATATTGACGATTATTTTTATATCAATTTTATTTAATAATATATTTAAATGGTATAAACGCTTAAATATAATATTATATTATTTATAATATGGATAAAGATACAGTAGTAAGTGTTTTTGACAGCAACGATACAATTGTCCCAGAAATAAAAGAGTGGGACCAAATGAATTTAGACCCGAAATTGTTGCGAGGCATTTTTGGATATGGATTCGAGAAGCCGAGCCCGATTCAAAGTCGTGCAATCCACCCGTTGATTGATGGTCGTGACTTGATTGCACAAGCGCAGTCTGGAACTGGAAAGACGGCTACCTTTGCCATTGGTGCTATCCAATCGGTGGATATAAATGATTCGTCGACGCAGGTATTGATTTTATCGCCAACGAGGGAGTTGTCTGCACAGACGGCGAAGGTGGTGATGAATTTGGGTTGTTTTATTCCTGAATTGAAGGTGAAGGAATATTTCGGGGGTGCTTCGATTGAGGAGAACAATATGTTCAACTCGAGAAATGTGCCACATATTATTTGTGGATGTCCTGGACGTATTTATGACATGTTGAGGAGAGACAAGATTTCGTGTAAAAAAATCAAGTTGGTGATTTTCGATGAGGCGGACGAGATGTTGTCGCATGGGTTTAAAGACCAGGTGTATAATATTTTCCAATATTTAAACAATGATGTGCAAGTTGGATTGTTCAGTGCTACGTTGCCAGAAAGCATTCATCCAATTATTGATAAAATCACGAGAAATCCGGTAAAGGTGGTTGTGAACCGAGAGCAATTGACCTTGGAAGGTATTCAGCAATTCTTTGTTGCGCTGGAGGATGACAGACAAAAATATTTGACGCTTAAAAATTTATTTTCGCACATTAATTTGTCCCAATGTATTATTTATTGTAATAGTGTGAAACGGGTACAAGATTTATATGAGGCGATGTGTGAGGACGAATTTCCAGTTACGCGCATTCATAGTAACATGGACAAAGCGGAACGCACCAGGGCATTTAACGAGTTCAAGTCGGGAACTTCGCGTGTATTGATTTCGTCGAATGTGACGGCGAGAGGCATTGATATTCAACAAGTGAGTGTGGTGATTAATTTTGATTTGCCCAAAGATGTAAGTACATATTTGCATCGAATTGGGCGTTCGGGTCGTTGGGGAAGAAAGGGTGTCGGTATTAATTTCATTACTCGACGCGACATTTATTATATTAAGAGAATCGAGGAATATTATTCGACGCAAATTCTCGAGTTGCCTGCCGACTTGAGCTTTTTGAAATGCGTGTAATTTGATTCATTATATTTCTATTATACATTAGTATACTATGAATTCAAAAATTGAAGAAATCAACCAGCATTTCAAGGTCCCTATGTATTACAACGACCATAAAGTGGAAGTGCATAAAACTATTATCACCGACCTGGAGCTCATTCATACAGTGGACCCTTCATGTAACCCGATATACCATTTTTATTTCAACAATGACAACGATGTGTCACTTCAATTGAACAAACAACTAGTGCAATATTACACTACTGACGTCCAATTTTTAACAGACAACCAAACCCTTTTAAAATCGTATACGCCGTTAAATGACTCGTATGTTGATTATTCGCCCAATTATAAGAAGATAGTAGATATTTGGAACGAATTAAAAATCGATGTCGGCTTCAAGGAGAGATATTATTTTATCGAATGGGAAATGATGGAATTCTTGAATCGGTCGCAATGGTTTCTGCAATTTATGAGCGTGTACAATTTGTTGTCTCCTATTTTTTCTCTCCTTGTCCCCATCATTATCCTCATCATCCCCTTTTTCATTATCAAAATGAAAGGACTTACTATAAATGTGAGCGAATATATTCAAATACTAAAAACAGTGGCAAGTACAAATGCGATTGGAAAATTATTCACGGTTCAATTTAGCGAAATCACGTCGCAGGAAAGGGTGTATATTATTGTGTCTGCCATCTTTTATTTGTTCTCGATTTATCAGAACTTTATGGTTTGTTATAGGTTCAATCAAAACATGAAAACAATTCACAGTCATTTCAAAGAGCTCAACATCTATCTCACCCACACGATTCGCGCCATGGAACATTATTACACTTATGCATCACCATTACTTACACATTCCGAATTTAACGCTAAATTAAACGACAAATTGGATGTTTTAAAAAATATGCATAAGAAGATTGAATGTATTGGTGAATACAGTTTGTTCAATGTGAGCAAATTGTCCGAGATTGGATATGTATTTGCATGTTTTTATGAGCTTCATTCGGATTTGATATATGATGAGGCAATTTTGTTTTCTCTCGGGTTTCATGGATATATAGATTGTATTCGTGGACTGCAGTCTAACCTATCGAAGCGCCAGGTGTCTTTTGCCCGCTACATTGACAACTCGAAAAAGACGGTGTTCAAACACTGTTATTATGCTCCTTTGAAGGACAAACGGCCGATTCGAAACACGGTTAAACTCAAACAAAACATGATTATCACGGGTCCAAATGCATCTGGCAAAACAACCATCTTAAAATCGACCCTCATCAACATTCTACTCACACAACAATTCGGTTGTGGATTTTATAGCGATGCTCGCATCAAACCATTCCATCATATTCATTGCTACCTAAATATCCCAGACACTTCTGGAAGAGACAGCTTGTTTCAAGCGGAGGCGCGTAGATGCAAAGACATTATCGACAGTGTGCAAGCAAACCCGAACGACACTCATTTTTGTGCCTTTGATGAATTGTATTCTGGGACGAATCCTGAAGAGGCAGAGAAGAGTGCGGTTGCCTTTATGAAATATCTGACAAAGTTTGACAACGTGTCTTGTATATTAACGACACACTTTATTAAAGTATGCAAACAATTGGCGAAATTAAGAAATATTGGAAATTACCGAATGAAGACGACAACTAAAGGAGAGAATCGTTTGGAATATGCATACCTATTGGAAAAGGGAATTTCCACCGTCAAGGGAGGAATTATGGTGTTGCAAGATATGAATTACCCGACTGAAATTATTTTAGATACAGCAACAACTGTCGCAGCCACAGCTACATCCACTCATAGAGCTACTTAAAAGGAATAAGTAATTCGTTAAGTTTTACAATTTATTTATATATACTTTCTTTAATACCAATGTTTTCTTTGATGAATCTATTTACTCCCTCATTTTTCATATATTTAGGATGTATTCTTCTGGTTGCCGCATGTATTGTACTTTATTTCGAACACCGAATTCGCGAACAGGACCATAAGATTGCGTCCATGTTGAGCGTTGTGTCCACTTTAGAACAAATACAACACCATCGAGCACATGCCCCTCCCCCAAATATAGCACCAAATATAGAACCAAATATAGAAAACGATAAAAGTCACGAACTGTTCATGTTGGCCAATCCACACAGTTCTACTGAATTCATCCAGCATCCGTTTGATTTAATTGAAGTGTCTGATGAAGAAGAAGAATCCGAATCCGAATCAGAGGATGATGAAACTGATGACAGCGACTCTTCGTCAGACATTGAAAATGATGAATCAGATACTGAATCAGAAGAAGAGGAGGAATCAGATACTGAATCGGAAGAAGAGGAGGAATCAGATACTGAATCGGAAGAGGATATTCCTATTAAGATTATTAAATTAGACTTGGAGCCAGAGCCATTGCCTGTGCAAGTTGTTCATGAATCATTGCCGGTAGAAGAGATGGTACCCGTAGAAGAGATGATTCCTGCAATTGAAGAACAGGTGCATGTGCCTGTTGTGGAAGAAGAGATGGTTCCTATGCCAGCGCCAGAACACCGTAACGATTCTTTGAACGAACTGTCTTTTTCTTTAGAAGGAGAGAATTCAACCCAGCCTAAAAAGATTTCAATTCATTTAGGAGAAGAACCTGAAGAACAAGGACATGCAGACATTGATTATAAAAAAATACAATTACAAAAGCTTCGTAGCATTGCAATTGAAAAGGGACTGGTTTCTCCTGCAGATGCAAATAAATTAAAGAAGCCTGAATTATTAAAGTTGCTTGAATAAGTTTTTTATATTTTTAATATATAAACATGTCTTGGCAAACCTGTTATAGTGGTTCGAATAATATTTATTTTAATTTCCCACCCATCATGAATGATGGAAGAAATTTTGCGACTTGGCAACCAGAGTCTGTTGTGAATGAACGAATTCAAAAAAGTGAAGGCATTCAAAGTAATTGGGCGTATCGTCAATATCTTCAAAAGAACGCGACATCGATTATGAATTATAATACAGAAGAGGCTTGTTACACACTTGGCATGGACCCTCACTACACCACCAATATGACTCCCTCTGCCAATGTTCCATATACATTTAAGAACACATTCGACACTTCTACTCCTGGCTTTGGTTATTGCAACAGCGACTTAAAGAGTCCTTATTTGTCGAGAGAACAATTGAATGCACGGTTAGTCTCTCCTTCTATTATACCAAAACCAAAGTAAAATAATATATAATAATATATGAACTTGTATAGTATATAAAGTTTTGTTATATACTAATACTATAAACAAACACTATATGAAAATTCTCTCAATTGATGTAGGAATAAAAAACTTGGCCTTTTGTTTGTTTGACGTCGTCGACAGTTCACTAAACATACTTCAATGGAACGTGGTGAATTTAACGGACGATGGCACATTGAAAACGTGTTCTGTTTGTAACAAACCCGCTAAATTCAAAAAAAATGACACATGTTTTTGCAATAAACACGCAAAGGCACATACACAGTACCTTATTCCAACCGCACAACAAAAATGGTCTGTCATCTCCAAACAAAAACTGGCCGCACTGCATGAAATGGCGCAAACCTTCAAACTATCCTATGACCCGAAAAGTAAGAAAACCGATTTAGTAACACTTATTCAAGAACATATTCAGAAGACGTGTTTTGAAGTGATTGAAACGACCAAATCCAATGACATGAATTTGTATACTATTGGACAGCAATTGAAGAAACACTTTAACGAGCTGTTTAAAGAAGTGGACAAAATTGAGCATGTGATTATAGAAAACCAAATTGGGCCATTGGCTATCCGGATGAAAACGATTCAGGGTATGTTGGTGCAGTATTTTGTTATGTCGCATTTAAATGTAGAGCATATTGAATTTATTTCTGCTTCGAATAAATTGAAGGATTGTGATATCCAAGAAAAGGAAAACTATAAAGATAGGAAAAAAATGGGTATCCACAAATGTTTAGGAATATTGGAGAAAGACAGTACATTGAAGGAACATTGTGCCTTTTTTAACAGTCATAAAAAAAAGGACGATTTGTCGGATTCTTTTTTGCAAGGGATTTGGTATATACATTCGCGAAATTTGTGATATTAATTATTATAATATTATTTGTAATTCGTACTACTTAAAAATAAATGTTCTATTTATTCAATAATATATGGCAGATTTAATGGAAATTACCGAGCTTGATTTGAATGACGGATTCCGAAGTTCTTCCAACTTTGGAGGGGGGTTGGAGCTTTTAATGAACGACAAAGTGAAGGACAGTTACAAATCGAGCGATATTGATTTAGACGATTTAAATAGATTGGAAAACGAACTTAATGATTTAGTAGAAGAAGTACCCTCGTCCAATTATGCTCCAAAATCAGACCTATTTGACACCAAGCCAAGTGTTTCTTTTGACGACAAACCCATGAATTTAAATTTAGGTCGTTCTACGGTTGATATGGAGGACAACGCTACCAAGACGTGGGATGGATATGGAAAATACAACAATATTTCTGTCAATCCAGATATGAACATCCCGTTAGAGCCTAAAATGTCCAAAGAAGAAACTCTTCGAGAGAAATTCAAGTACTTGCGAAAGCTGGAATCATTGGAAAAGAAGGGTGTTGAGCTCTCTAAAAAGTATTCTATGGAATCTTCTCTAACTGAAATGATAGGTGAATATGAAACTATTATGGATGAGAAGTCCAGGCAAAATTCAATTAAATTTCAGGGAAATGTGATGATGGCCGTTGTGAATGGAATTGAATATTTGAATAATAAATTTGACCCTTTTGATATTAAGCTGGATGGATGGTCTGAACAAGTACAAGAAAACTTGAGTGATTATGATGATATTTTTGCAGAATTGCACGAAAAATACAAAAGCAAGGCATCCATGTCTCCGGAACTGAAGTTGCTCTTTCAGTTGGGTGGAAGTGCGGCGATGCTTCACATTACAAATTCAATGTTTAAGAATGCTATGCCGGGTATGGACGACCTGTTTAGACAAAACCCTGACTTGATGCGTTCTTTCCAGACTGCCACCATTAATTCGATGGCGCAGACGAATCCAGGGTTTTCTGGGTTTATGTCCAATGTGATGGGTAGCGAGGCGAAGTCGGTTCCGGGTATGGGTCCTCCTCCTCCGGTTGCGACACAGGGTCCGAATGCGGTTCCACCTCCTGTCGGACGTCCAGGCAATAACAACTTTGCACGTCCAGACCTCAATTACTCCAAGAATTTTGAAGATGGGATTCATTTGAGAGAGAGTGCTGACCACGAAATGTCTAGCAGAAGGCCGGCTTCTACACAACGTCCTGACATGAAGGGGCCGAGTGATATTACAGATATATTATCTGGAATTAAGACAAAAACAATTAATATTCAACCATCGGTTCCGAACCAGAATGACAGCAGTACCATTAGCATCAACGATTTGAAAGAATTGCAAAGCGATGCGAATATACCTAAACGAAGTGGAAGAAAGAGAAAGTCGGACAAAAATACGGTGAGTTTGGATATTTAAGGATTTAATTTACACCGACCTGAAAGAAAAATGAGACAAAATATAATATTATAATATATATATATCATGCAAATACAAGATGATGATATTTATAATGATGAAGTGTTTGACAATTATTTAAGAGAGGATGAAACTATAGGTAGACATGAAGCAAATCATAATTTTAGAATGCTATTAAATACTTATAGAGGATTTGAAGAAGCAAGCAGTTATTGTATAAAATATCCTTTTCACGACAATAATGGTAATCAAATCAATGCAGACAATAATAGATACTATCAAATTGCACAACGGTTTTTTTCACCGGAAATATTTCATAATACTGCTATAGACAATTGTAATACTCCTTATATTCCTTATATGAATATAATTGAACAAAACATCATTCGCGACACCCGTAGATATGGATTTTGTGGTGAAAATATGAGTTCTAGTTATTTATATCATTCTATAATGCAGCTAAATCATTATGCATTGATTAGATTCTTAGTATTACCGAATGGTTATAGAGTGAGTAATGCAATAGCATTCAATATTGATAACGACGGAAATATGGAAATAGATGCATTGTGTTCAAATAATATATTTCAATATAAAGGCGCTTCTTTATTAATGAACAGAATATTTGATTTTTGTATTGTTGCAAATATAAACAATATAAGTTTAAAAGCGATTGATACAAAAGATACAACCGGTTTTTATGAAAAAATGGGGTTTCAAAAAATTGGGCAAACGGATTCTGAAGGTTTAATTAAAATGACCAACCAACAAATTGTTAGTAAAAGTAAAAGACAATATCGAGAGTGGGCGACTGTAAAATATGATGAGTTTTTAGATTCTCTTTTTGAAGGAATGAATATGTATTTACAAGAACAAGAACAAGAACAACAAGAACAACAACAAGAACAACAACAAGAACAACAACAAGAACAACAACATATGGATAATATGGACATGGACATGGATGAACAACAAGAACAACCTATGGACGAAGCTGAAGAAGAACGACAAATAGAACAATTAATCACAATAGCGAACATGAAACAACAATTTTTGATGAAAAGACAAATTAAAAGACCATCCAAATACAATGATTTTTTTACATATTTTCCACCATCAACGTTTCCTAGAAAAGAGGGTGATATTCCGATATATAGTCTCCCAATGAGCGCTGTTAAAGGACCAACAACACGACGCAAATCATATAAGAGTAATCGGTCTATGAAAAAACCAATAACTTCACTCAACCCAATTAAAAAACGTATGGTTGCACAAAGTCAATCCATTCGAAACTCGAAATTGAAATCAAAATCAAAATCAAAATCGAAAAAACGATTGACAAAAACAATCCCAACACGGAATCCAAGTTTAATAAGCGATTCTTATTAGACACTTTTATTTTTACTGCGTTTTGTTTTTGTTTTTGTTTTGGAATGTTTAGAATTAGAATGTTTGGATGTTTTTGATTTTGTAGTAGTTTTCTTTGTCTTTTTTTGGTCTTTGAGAGAATCAGGAGTATAATTTAAAAACCATTCTTCAAACTCTTTGCTGTCTTTTTTGTTTTTTAATTCTTCATATTTCAAGGCGCGATTCGCTCTCATCTCTTCTACAGTCTCTTGATGACCATAACAATGAATACTAAATCGAGCAAGCAGTCCTTTTTGCGAAAGCCTGTTTTTTTGTTGCACTTCAAATAAAAAGGTAGACATACACAACAATCGGTCAATAAATTGGTTATAATAGGGTTTGTTTGCATATAAAAACGCCAAATAAAAACTTAACATGGTATCAATGGTTGCTATTTTCACCTTTTTATTATTCATCGTCAACACGTTGTAACTGTGGCACCCGATAGGTTTATATACATACAAGACTGTATCTCTCCCTATTTTCAATTCATAATGTTCCGGTATAATTTCACCGATTTTATCGTGTTTCACAATCTGTACGTTCTGTATTTGTTGGTCACCCAACTTTTGTTTCACGAGTTCAGCGGTTTCTAATGGATTTTCGGAAAGTACATCAAAGTCCGAATACGTGTTTAATTTCCTTCTTAAATGAACCGGCATGTATTTGGAATACAAGGTAATTGCATAACCTCCAAAAAAGACAACTCCTTCTTGAATTAAAGTGTCTTTGATTGTGTCAAAAATGACGTGATTCGGGTCCTTGACGTCTTCCAATTTTCGCTGGAAGTTTATTTTAGAGCAATTGTTGGAAGTGATTGGATAATTTTTATTTAGCAAGGTAAGTCGTTTCAACACTTTTTCCCATCGACTGATGTCGCCCGCGGGTCTTGATAATTCTAAATACATGGACATACGCAAAAAATTGGGTGGTGCATACAAAATTCCATTTACGCGAATAGATTCTTTTTTCAAGATTTCAAATACTTGTTCTGGAATTTGAGTGATGTCGGCGACGGGGATGTAATTCACAAACACTTTGTATGTTCCATGATGTTGTCCAGCTCTGGCAACCACATCATTGAATCCCTTTTTATAGTAAATGTCTGTGAGTTCTTTTGCGTCGTGCAACGCATTTTGTGAAAAAAAATCGTAGTCTGGAAATTCAATGTTTTTATTGTAGAATTGGTCTTTTTCAGGTAAAATATTATTGATGGCGGTCCCGCCGTAACATACCAATTGTTTGCGCTGGATAAAGTCTTCGACCGTCGCAAGTATTTTTTGAACACTTTCTGAATTAATAACGCGTTTGCCCTTTTTTTCTTCTGCTTTATCTACTGCCATGCGTAAAATGGCCAATTCACAATCGGTAAATGTTAGATTTTTACATATACCTTTTTTCATTTTATATACATATACAATGAAAAAAATCTATATTGGACATTTATAATTTGTTGAATGAATATTTATTCTTCCGAACAAATACAAAGATATTGCGTTGTATATGCCTTTTCAATTTTATTTTGGAGCGAATGCATATCCAGCCCTGTCGAAAAATGAATTGTATTCTCTCAATTGTTCGTCTGGTTGTTGAAAAATCATCGCCACAAATTGGCAACCGAATTTTCTGCATAATTTAGCATCTGGATTGTCGGGCAAATTACCATTGTTTGGTAAAACAATCGTCATATTCGATTTATTAAATGTTTCCAGTTCGTTTTTGCTGTCGATGTTATTCATATTGTTTTCAAAGTATTTATATCTGTACATTCGCATTTCAATCGAATTGCTCAACATATTGACAAACTCCATCAACGGAGCATTGTTCATAAAATCGGTATTCTCTTTGCTCACAATTACAATAATTTTATTTTGCAAGGAGAGAAGTGACGCATTTGCTAAAGAGCCAGATGATGCATTGTAACTAAAGCTGCTGCCCAACATCCGGTTTGAATACGTTTGGAAAATACGCGAAAGATTTTCATACATGCGTTGGTTTTTGCTTTTGATTCTTAAATGGATGAATAACGGGTCTGTATAATTTGGACATGTACCGCTTGCAAATGCATAATTCTGTATCGTGCTCATTACAGTTGAAAAGGGCACGGAATCGTACGTTTCCTTTACGTGAAAGTTTTTGATGGTGCTGGTAGATACAATGGGTTGGTTATTCACCGAATAAATTTCAAAGTCAAGACATCGGACACCTTGACGTATGACAGCCATTAAATTGCAAATGTCTACGTAATCGTTCTTGTAGTCTCCACCCGAACATGCGTTGTATGCTGTTTTGACATAATATTCTTTTAGCTTCTTTCTACATACAGGGTCATTGTTGTTGATGGGGCGAATGGTATTGTTCAAACTTGGATAGAGAGAATTCATTTTTTGGCATTCGGTGTTTGCTATATTACCATCTCGAATTGTAACTACTATAAAGTAAATAAAAATAATAATGGCTACAATGAGTACAACATAACTGATAATATGTTCTAGAAAAACATCATCACTCATTTGTTTTATAGTATCTAAATAGGACATTCTTACTATTATATTATATTATTTTTATTTAATAATAATTAAAAACTCCATGTATAATATACTTAATGGCAGGCGGTCTCATGAATTTAGTTAGTCAAGGTCAACAAAATATTATTTTAAATTCAAATCCAAGCAAATCCTTTTTCAAATGCACGTACAAAAAATATACAAATTATGGAAAACAAAATTTTAGAATCGATTATGACGGAACACCCGAGCTAAACTTGACCACTGAAAGCACCTTTACCTTTAAAATCAAACGATATGCAGACCTATTGATGGATTGTTATATTTGCATTACGTTGCCCAATATATGGTCTCCAGTATTTCCACCGCAATCATACACCACCGACAATGGAACCTCGGTGTATAGTGATTGGATACCATATGAATTCCAATGGATTAAAAACTTGGGTGCGCAAATCATTAGCAAAATAACCATTAATTGTGGCAACCAACAGTTGCAACAGTATTCAGGACAATACATTTTGAATTCCGCCCAGAGAGATTTTAGCGGTTCCAAGCTCCAGCTCTTTAACGAAATGATTGGCAACGTACCCGAATTGTATGACCCTGCACAATACAATCATGGCACCTATCCAAATGCTTTTTATACAGACAGTCCTGCCGGCGCACAACCATCCATCATGGGGAGGACGCTATGGATTCCTCTAGGTGCCTGGTTCAATTTGTCTTCCTACCAAGCTTTTCCCCTCATTTCTCTACAATACAACGAATTGTTCATCAACGTCACTTTTCGTCCCATCAATGAATGGTTTACGATTCGCAATGTCATGGATTACGCAAACAATTTTCCCATTGTAGCACCTAATTTTAATCAATATTACATGCAATTTTACCGATTTTTGCAAACACCGCCAGATGAGGAACTTGGGCCGAATTCCTATCTTCAACAACGCACCAATTGGTTTGCGGATATTAACTTGAATTGTACCTACAGTTTTTTGTCTGACGACGAAGCCACCTTTTTCGCGAAAAACGAGCAAAAGTATTTGATAAAGCAAATTCATGAAAAAACTTTTTACAACGTTACAGGAGCCAATAAAGTCGACTTGGATTCGATGGGGATGGTAAGCAGTTGGATGTTTTACTTTCAACGAAGCGACGTCAATTTGAGGAACCAATGGTCCAACTACACCAACTGGGAGTTCGACCATATGCCACAAGGTCCCAGTCCCGCTCCAGCGTCTGGCAATTATCCCAATCCTGACCCCGCTGGACCCGTCACCCTTGGACCTGGCATCAACCCCGATGGCACCTCTTCTGGTCTGTATTTGTCTGGAGTATATACCCCTCAAAACTTGAAATCTATTTTGATTTCTCTCGGTATATTGTTGGATGGACAATACAGAGAGAATATATTGCCGGCTGGTGTATACAATTTTGTGGAAAAATATGTCAGAACCGCGGGATATGCGCCACCTGGTCTATATTGCTACAATTTTTGCCTCGACACCAGTCCTTACACATTGCAACCGTCTGGCGCGATTAACATGAGTCGATTCACCAATATACAACTCGAATTCAACACCATTATACCTCCAGCCGACCCTTATGCCCAAGTACTAACAATTTGCGACCCAGCCTCTGGAGACATTGTGGCTATCAACAAACCCACTTGGAGAATTTATGTATACAACTACAATTTGTATTTAATTGAAGAGAGAATTAACATGGTCGTGTTTGTTGGAGGAAATGCATCCTTGATGTATGCTACATAAAACGCTTTCAAGTGTAATAAGTGTTTATAAGTGTATAATAAATGTTTATAAGTGATAATTGGTAATCTGTTTAATTTTAGACCAGAATTGGTTTGTTTGTTGATTTGCCTTTTCGGTTTGTTGTGCATAATAAAACGCAAGTGCGGCGGATTCTTCGTTGTCAATTTTTTGTTGGTGAAGCAATTGGGCCATGGCTTCTTCCTTGCTTTGCGGGGACAGGTCAACCGCATTTCGATGTCTCGTGTATTCATCGACGGATTTAAATTTAGGTTTGTTATGGTAATCTTCTTCGGTGACGGGTATGACGGATTCTACGTAGGCTTGTTTTAGGTCGGTGTATCCTGCGTTGGAGAACAAAGAGCTTGACGAAAAGTTGTTTGTGTTGTATTCCATCAATGCGCTGCCGCCGATACTAGATGTGTTCAAGCTTGAATGGATTCCGGTGTAAGGCATGAGTTGTTGGAGTTCTTTTTTGCGTTTTTGCATTTCTCTCGCCATTGAATCTTTGTTGACTTGGGGAGGAGTGTAAAGAATGTCTTCGTCGGATTTTAACCAGTCGCCGTAGCCAGTTTCAATTGGGTCGTCGATGCGATGCGCTTCAAATTGTTGGTTGAACCATTGGTTGAATTGGTTGGTATCGTGTTTCAGTTCTTTTTTCATTTCAAACATGGTGTCAAGGATGATTTCATTGTTTTGGTCAAAATAGTCTGTTGAA